CGTTCACCGAACGAACCTGCTACAAAGCAATGAACAAAATTGCTGAGGAGCATTACACGGATGACGATCAGTCCCAAATTTAACCTATATTTGTGACAGAGTTGATGCTGTTTGTAGGAGAACGGTATCAACGGAAGACGAGCCGCGTTCCATTTGGCTTGCCCCGACAGCCTCCTACCTGTCGGGGCTTTTTTTACCTCTAAATTTTACCATGATAAATTGCAGCATCTTCAAAACGCACAGCGAAACTGTGCCACGAGCCAGCACAACCATTGACAACTTCCTGGACAACATACGCAACGGAACCTGGCAAGATCAAGTCCTCAAAGTGCGTAACAAGGAAGCAGATAAAGCATCACTGGAATGCCTAACGCTCAGCGGTGAATTCAGCAAACGCAATTCACAAAGCCTGATCAAACACAGCGGATTCATCTGCATCGACATCGACGTCAAGGACAACCCGGAGGTGCAATCCAAACGCCAGGCGCTAATGGATGACAAGTACACATACAGCGTGTTCACCAGCACAGGTGGCTACGGATTGGCGATACTATTCCGCATCGATCCCGAGCGTCACCTGGATGCGTTCTTTGGCCTGAGCAAGTACATCGCTGACACCTATCACCTGGTCGTGGATCAGTCGTGCAAGGACGTCACCAGGCTACGCTACGTCAGCTGGGATCCCGACCTGTACAAGGCCGACAAATTACCACCCATCTTCAAGCACTACCTGGAGAAGCCGAAGTTCATCGCCAAGACGATCTACGTGCATGCCGACAAGGACATCGAATTCATCACCGAGCAGATCCGGCAGAAGCGCATCAACCTATGCGAATCGTATGATGACTGGGTGAAGATCGGTATGGCCATCTCCAGCAAGTACGGTAACAACCAGGAAGGAAAAAACCTTTTTCATTTGGTCAGCAGTCAGTCGCTTAAGTACGACCCAAAAGCATGCGACGCCAAGTACGACATCATCAACAAAGGCAAGCGCGGTCAGGTAACATTTGCGACCTTCATGTACCTGTGCAGGAATGCCGGCATCGAGATCCAAACCGCCGAGACCATGCGCGTGCAGATGATCGCACAAACCAACAGGATGAAGATCGGTAAACAGGGCGGGTGGGCGGATGAGGATAAGGCCAAGAGCGCCACGATCAAGCAACTTGAGCAGGAAGGCATCAGAGACGCAGGACAGCGCGTGAACGACACGTTCCTGATGCCAGCCAAGGAAATAGAAAAGCCGTCAGCAGATGAGATGCTAGAGGCACTGAAGGCGCAGATCAGCACCTACAACATCCGCATGAATAAAGTCACCAGGCAGTACGAACTGGAAGGCAAGCCAGTTGATGATCGAGTGCTGAACACAATCTACCTGGAGACCATTGATCAGCAGGGTAGCAAGGTCAAAAAGCAGCTGGTGTTCGACATCATCGATTCAGAATGGACGCCGCAGTATGATCCGTTCAAGCAGTGGTTTGACAAGCACAAGCGAACCACACCGAGCGGGAACATTGAACTGCTCTGCGACACGATCAGCAGCCAGGTCCATGACGCCACCTACATCCGGCGCTTCCTTCCCAAGTGGCTGACTTCGATTGTCGCATCCATGCATGGACAATATTCGATCATGTGCTTGGTGCTGACCGGTCCGCAGGGTATCGGCAAAACAAACTTTTTTCGTCAACTGCTGCCACCTGAACTATTGCCGTACTACGGCGAATCCAAACTAGACGGCGGCAAGGATGACGAGATCTTGATGTGCAAGAAGATAATCCTGTGCGATGACGAGTTCGGCGGCAAGTCAAAGATGGAGGCGAAAAAGTTGAAGGAGCTGTCATCCCGGCAAACCTTTAGCATCCGCAAACCATACGGCAAGACCCACGAGGATCTGACCAGGTACGCCGTGCTGTGCGGCACCAGCAATGAGGAGGAGGTGATCAACGATCCAACCGGCAACCGACGCATCATTCCAATCAACGTGACCAGCATCAACTGGGATGCATACGAGGCGATCGACAAGGCCGCATTGTGGATGGAGCTGTACCACGCCTATCACGACGATCCAAACAGCTGGATGCTGACCAGCACCGACATTCAGTACCTGAACGAAAAGACCGAGCATAACTTCCAGGTCAGCATTGAATGCGAGCTGATCGAAAAGTATTTCCATCCACCCGGCACAGTTGGAGGTGCGGAGTGGTGGACCACCACTGAGGTCTATCAATACATCCTGGCCAATAGCGGATTGAAGAATTCCGGCATCACCATCTACAAAGTTGGGCAGCACCTCAAGCGAATGGGCTACGAGAAAAAAAGCATCAAGATACCCGGCACAAACAGCTCACAACGCCGCTATCTGCTTTCTAAGGTATATTTTGCAGAGGCGCAGATGGCAATACCAAACTTCTAAAATTCAAAAAGTGGTAAGAGGTGGTAACGGTGGTAAGCGGATTTTCAAACTTTTTAACCCTAACCTATATATATCATGCATACAGATACCATGTGTACTATATAATAAATATACTTTATTCTATAAAAGTAGTTACCACTCTTACCACCGAGACCTAAAAATAACGAATGCAGACAATCAGCGCAGTTTTTTCGGTGGTAACTACCGCTAAAAAGTAGTTACCACCTCTTACCACCTCTTACCACCGAGACCCTATGAAACTACGACCATACCAAAACACAGCCATCAGAGAGATGCGCTTTCACATGCAGGAACACCACCGCCGATTAATCCTGTGCAGTCCAACCGGAAGCGGCAAGACCGTCATGTTTAGCGCTATGGCACGCAGATCTATTGACAAGGGCAAGAAGGTCATGATCCTGACCGACCGCCAGGAGTTGATGAATCAGACGCACTTCGCACTGCAGCAGTTCGAACTGAACCCGGCCAAGATCATTGCCGGTGATACCAAGTACACGGAAGCACCGTGCTACGTGGCGATGATCGAAACCATGAAGCGCCGCTTGACTACCGAGACATGGAAGGAATTGCTGAAAAGCATTGACCTGGTGATTTTTGATGAGGCCCACAAGACAGCCTTCGACAAGATCTTCCCATACATCCGCAAAGACGCCTACGTGATCGGAGCGACCGCGACACCCATTCGCATCGGCAAGCAGACGAGCCTATCGAAGCACTACACGCAACTGGTCGAATCGGTGAAGATTCAGAACCTGATTGACGATGGATACCTGGCGAAACCAAACTACTACACCGTGCCGGTGGATCTTGCTGGCGTGGGCATGTACAAGGGCGAGTACGACACTGGCGCCATGGGTAAGATGTACAGCGAGCGGAAGGTGTACGGAGGCGTGATCAGCAACTACATGCAGATCTGCCCAGGTAAGAAAGCACTGGCATTCAGCAGTAACATTGACAGTTCCGTTGAGCTGTGCAGCAAGATGCGCGAAGCAGGACTTCCGGCCAAGCACGTAGATAGCGAAATGACGCACGAGGAGCGACGATCTATCCTTGAGTGGTATAAGACCACACCCAACGCAATTCTTTGCAACGTGGGCATTCTTACGACGGGATTTGACGATCCCGCAACTGAGGTAGTGATCCTGTACCGAGCGACCACGAGCCTGGCGCTATACCTGCAGATGGTGGGCAGGGGTAGCAGGGTGACGGAGGCCAAGAAGGAGTTCACGAGTATCTTTGTCATAATTCGTTCAAAGAGTGTCCAAGCTGCGGCCACAAGTTTGAAGCGCCGCCGCAGGAGATCATGCCAGCCGTAAACCTGAAGAAAGTGCAGTACGAAATATTCAACAAGAAAAGCGAGTATAGGCTGGAGGACTTGGCCGCCATGCACAAAGCAGATCCGCAAGGCATTGGCCGTGGATTCGTGCTGCACAACGTATGCAAGTGCAGATGTGAGGCTGAGAAGTGGCTGCGCCTAATAAGCAAGAGCGGCAAATGGAAAGCCGAAGCATACGTCAAAGCTAAACTGAAAAGTGAAACTGATCCAACTAAACCAAAATATCAATGCCTACACACAACCTGCCCAAAGTGTCAGAATTCAAACTTCAATCGCAGTGCTTCCTCTACCACTGGAACAACTACCCGAACGAGCGCGGCCGACTATTCACGGTAAACAACAACAGCGACAACAAGATCCGTGCAGTCATCAATCAATCCATGGGCGTCGTGCCGGGCGTTGCGGATATGATGTACCTGAGCGACACTGGCCTGATCGCAATCGAATTCAAGACCATCACTGGAAGGCAGTCGGAAGTGCAAAAGCGATGGCAGGAAACAATCGAGGCGGCCGGCTACCGCTACTACATCATCCGCAGCTTTGAGCAGTTTAAAGAAACCCTAAAAATATGAAAACACCAACCTTCATCACTGAAATCGCCAAGCGCATTGAAGCCATTACAGGCGTGACGTTTGCGGAAATTTGCACAACCAATCGCAAGGCCGAAGTAACGCGAGCAAGACACGCGCTGATGTGGTACCTGTATCGCCGCCATCATTACCAATACAGCCTGTCAGCCATTGGCATATTGTTAAACCGCAACCACACAAGCGTATATCACGCCGTGCTTGTGGTGGATTGGGCGTTGCACAATAATGATTCGCGCTTCAAGTTCATACAAACAATCCAAGAACCTGAGTATATTTGCCCACAATGTGGGTGCCAACGAAATCATACACCAGCTGTACAATGACGGAGTTTTCCGACAAGTGGCAAGGCAAATCGCGACAAGCGACTATGCCGCTGACCTCGAACACGAACTGGTCATCTACTGCTACGACCGACCAGAACGCGTTGAACAGCTACACGCGTCAGGTGCGCTCACCTTCTACATCGTGCGGGCCGCTATCAACTTATTCCGCGGCAAGACATCGCCATTCCAGCGCAAGTATCGGCACAACGAAGAGCGCGTTGCTTTTGGCGAAGTTGAGCAGGTGGATGAGCGTTATAGCACAGTACCTGACCACCTGTATCGCAAAGCGGAACAAGAGATGGACAAGTGGGCGGCGGCAGGGAAATATCCGTACGACAAGAACCTATTCTTGCTATGGCTGGAACTGGGCAACAAGAAACTCATCAACCGCAACACAGGCATTCCATACAGGTCAATTTGCTACACGATTGACCTATGCAGGCAACGACTAAAACAAGCACTACAAGATGATTACAACGATTTTATTGGCGGCTTTGACAGCATTGGCGATGGAACGCTATAACGTACTGCCGAAGTGGTACTACCGCATCAGCCGCTTCAAGCCTTTATCGTGCCAGTCCTGCCTTGCCTTTTGGACAGGATTTGCCTTGTCAATTTTTGACCAACCGCTATACTACGCGCCGTTTGTTGGCTTGGCATCTGCGGCATTGGCTATCATCATCATAAAGCTAACCGAATGAACGCAACCTTGATTTACGAAGTGTTGGCCATCAAGCCTAAACTTGAACTGTACCATTCGACCAAGTCGCTACGGCTGACCCCTGCGGAGGTGAACACCTTGCAAGCGGCGGCGATTAGCCTTGGCATTCCGCGCACCGATTGGTGGTGCGCAACCTGCGCTGTTGGCAGGCTGTCGGAACTGGTGGCACACGCCGAGCATTGTGTAAAAGAAGGGCAAGTGGTATTTAATGTAAACGGCGATGCCACTACCGAAGCCAACTGATAACGAAAGCAAGAGCGACTTCATCCAGCGATGTATGGCTGATGAGAAAGCACGTGCGGAGTTTCCCGACAACCCAACACGATACGCTGTCTGCAACAGCCAGTACGAGCAGAAGTTCGCCGACACCTACGCGGACTATGGTCAGGGAGTGCGCAACAACGCGAGGCGCGGCATCGAACTAAACGAGCGCAATGGCAACAAATGCGCAACCCAAACAGGAAAGGTCAGGGCGCGGCAATTAGCATCAGGTGAAGGGATAAGCCTTGAAACCATCAAGCGGATGCACAGCTACCTGTCGCGTGCTGAAACGTACTACGACAACGCAGATTCAAACAGCGACTGCGGATATATCAGCTACCTGCTTTGGGGCGGGAAGGCCGCATTGGGATGGTCACGAAATAAACTGAAAGAACTTGGCGAACTTGACGAAAAATAGCAAACAGGAAGAACACGACTTGCATATGAGCAAGCTTGTGAACATTGGCGCATTGATGACCGATATGGCGAACATATTGGATTCATTGAACGACTGCGATGCACCCAACGCATTGCACGCGAAGGTGGCCATCTGCGAGAAGATTATTGATATAATGAATTCGGTGGAGGTATGAGCAAGCACAAGTACATACAAACGCCTGAATTGATGTGGCAATACTTTCAGACCTATGCACACGAGGTCAAAAGCAATCCGCGAATCAAGACCGTTTTTGTGGGTAAGGATGGCGAGCAAAAGCAAGAACCGCTGGAAAGACCGTTGACTTTGGAAGGCTTTGAGAATTGGTGCGAAGAGCAAAATATTATTGGCGGGCTTGAACATTACTTCGCAAACACAGGCGGCAACTATTCAGATTATTTAAGCGTCTGTTCACGCATTCGCCGTTGTATACGCCAAGACCAAATCGAAGGTGGTATGGTTGGCCAGTACAATCCAAGCATCACGCAACGCCTGAACAACCTTGTGGACAAGCAAGAGCAGAAGGTCCACATCGAACAGCCGCTATTTAATGACGACCTATGACCCTTGAAGAACTAACGCATTTGCTGAACCTGATGGATGCGGATAACAAACGGACGCGGGAGGCTTATAAAATTGGCATCGACCTGACTGAATTTGGAGAGAGCGCACAACAAGTTATAGACCTGCTATTGAAGCACGTCTTAAATGAAGACCAGTACGAGTGCCTTACTTGGTGGATGTACGAGAAGGACTTTGGCAGGCGTGAGGACTTGCAGATGTGGGATAAGGATGGGAGTGAAGTATGCCGCACCGTGGAAGAACTGCATCAATTTTTGTTTGCGTGAGTGACAAGATAGTCGAGTCAGTTATTGACCAATTTAGGACAAGAGCCGAGGCGGGCAAGCGCAAGTACGGCACGACAATGGAGCGCAATGACCTGACATTCGCCCAGTGGATTCAGCATCTGCAAGAGGAGTTGATGGATGCGGTGGTCTATATTGAGAAGATTAAGCAGATTGGAATTTAAGTACACAACAGCGATAAAGCGCATTCGGCAGATGACCGCTCGCAAGAAGGTCATCCAAGGCGGCACAAGTGCAGGAAAAACAATCGCCATCCTTTCCATACTAATCGACATAGCCGCAAAAGCCAAGACCGAAATCAGCGTTGTATCTGAATCCGTGCCGCACCTTCGCAGGGGTGCTATCAAGGACTTCGCAAAGGTGATGCAGGTTACAGGACGCTGGTCCGCTGACCGCTGGAATAAAACCCTGCTGACCTACCACTTCGCCAACGGAAGCACCATCGAGTTTTTCAGCGCAGATAGCGAAGGCAGGCTCAGAGGTGCAAGGCGTCAGGTGCTGTACATAAACGAAGCAAACAACATCGACTTTGAGAGCTACTACCAGTTATCCATCCGTACGAGCGGGACAATCTACATCGACTACAACCCAACGCACGAATTTTGGGCGCATACGGAGGTCCTGAGGGAAGCGGATAGCGAACTGCTGATATTGACCTATCTCGATAACGAAGCACTACCCGACACCATCCGCAAGGACATCGAAGCGGCAAGGGAGAAGGCGGAAACATCCAGCTATTGGGCGAACAGGTGGAGGGTGTACGGCTTGGGTCAAGTCGGCAGTGTGCAGGGCGTGATATTCAGCGACTGGACGCAGGTGGATGAGATTAACTACACGACTTCCAAACTGGTCGCGATGGGCTTGGACTGGGGGTACACGTTAGACCCGACTGCATTGGTGGCGGTGTACAGGTCAGGCGATACGCTGACCCTTCACGAACTGCTGTATGCTAACAACCTGACGAACCAAGACATCGCGACAAAGCTTCGCGAGTTCGGCATTAACAGGGCGTGGGAGATTGTCGCTGATTCAGCAGAGCCGAAAAGCATCGAGGAGGTGCATCGCCTTGGCTTCAACATCAAGCCAGCGCAGAAGGGACAGGACAGCATCCGCAACAGCATCGACATACTGCAACGCTTCACGCTTCAAGTGACCAAGACCAGCGTGAATCTGATTAAAGAACTACGCAACTACACGTGGGATACTGACCGCACGGGTGCATCGTTGGGAGTGCCGATTGACAAGTACAACCACGCTATCGATGCGGTGCGTTATGTTGCGCTGAACAAGTTATCGCAGAGTGCAGGCGGGAAGTACGTAATTATGTAACTTTGGGAATGCAAGTAGCCATCGCAGGTGCGGGTGTAACAGGCGCGACCATTGCGCGTTTATTAGCGGAGGCAGGTCACAACATAACCATTTACGAACAGCGCAACCACGTCGCGGGCAACTGCCACACGAAGGAAGAACAGGGCGTGCTTGTGCATCGCTACGGCGCGCACATCTTCCACACGGACAACGAACAGGTTTGGCAGTTTGTAAACCGCTTTGGCAAGTGGAGTAATTACCGCCACAAGGTGTTAGCGCATTCGGATGGGCAATTGCTGTCAATGCCTGTCAATCTGCTGACGATGTGCCAACTTGCAGGGAAGGCGATGACGCCAAACGAAGCGCGAAGGTGGGTGGATGAGGCTTGTATCTTTACCGCATTCCCGAAGAACTTCGAGCAGTTGGCACTATCCACAGTAGGCAAGAAGCTATACAAAGCCATCTATGAAGGCTACACGGAAAAGCAGTGGGGCGTTCACCCATCACGATTGCCAGCAAGCGTATTTTCGCGCCTTCCTGTGCGTT